CTTTACCAACGCATGGGGTCGTGAAGTTAATTCTCGCCAAGTAAATGGTAAAGCACTTTCTCTAGAAATGACTGGTCACATTAAGCCTGCTGAAAAGAAAGTTGCACCTCGCACTTATTCTGAAGCAGAAGAAGCTCAGATTGCTGAAATGGCTGAAGGTGGCGCATTCCTTGAGGATATCGCAGAGGCTCTCGGTAAGACTGTTAATTCTATCCGTGGAAAGCTTCTTTCTATGCAGATCAAAGCTCCTCAGCGTGATAAGAAGGCTGCTAAGTCTGATTCTTATGAAGGAATCGAAGACTTGGCTACCAGCATGAGCGTTGCTGAGTTGGCTGAGCACTTCGGTAAGAGCGAGCGCGGTGTTAAAACTGTTCTTACTCGCCGTGGTATCTCTGCTACCGATTACACTCCCAAAGCTGTGGAAGCGTAATCTCATAGTCTGAGAACAGCTGAAAGGCACGACAGCAATGTCGTGCCTTTTTTTATAGTAGGAGTACTTATTTGAGCAACGACATTTCCTTTTTCCTTAAAGATTTACCTATCGAAAAGTTAGAAGATATTTTAGCGCTATCTGATGAAGATAGGCGTTATTATTTTATGCACTTAATTAAACGTTTTTATCCAGAAATAGAAGATAAAGATGAGAAAGATAGGCTAGTATCTAATTATCAAGGAAGTTTTGAATTAGAATACATTCTTCGAACAGAACCTGTAATAGCTAAGGTTTTCACTTGTGTTTACACAAAAACTGGACTAGTGAGAGAGGTTTCTAATGACTTATACTTTATACCAGATGCCTATCAGTATCAAATAAATTAATTTATATATTGACAGTTACCCAGTTTTTAACGTATAATTAACTATACAAATAAGTGGGGACTACCTATGGCTCTTAAAAAAGATAAGTCTGATGAAATTCCAGAGGCTAAAATTCGTCAAGCCATTTGGATGATGAAAACTAATAAAACTAAAAAAGCAATTTGTGAGCATCTTGGTATTGCATATAATACTAAGAGATTGGACAATATTATTAATGACTTTCTTGAGAAACAAGAGAGACTTGTTCAACTCAAGAAAATGGCTAAACAAAAAGAGTTCACTGAAGCTGAAAAGCGTCAGATGGCTAAGGATTATCAAGAAGGAGAAACTGTTACTTCTATTGCAGAACGTAACTATATCTCTTCTCAAAAAGTTAAAAGTTTTCTTCTTGAAGTAGGCGTTCCGATTCGCGCCCGTAAGAAGAATGCAGCTGCACAAACAGATCACGTTGTTCAAGACCTTGACATAAAGTTTAAGGTTAATGATAGAGTTTTTCATGGCCCTTCTAATTGTTTTGCCACAATTACAAGAGTGAGAGATGAAGAGTATGTAGAATGGCTACGTTCAGGTCTACAAAAGTATGTAGAAATGTATCCTTGGACTCCTAACTCTAAATACTCAGAACCTAAAGAAGGTATTCATTATGAGATTTACTGGATTCTAGAAGATCTTACTATGATGAAACTAAGTGCAGTTAAAAATATTATTCGATCTGTAGAAACTCATATCGAACAATATGGTAGAGAATCATATGATCTCTGGATTGAAGGTGATGCAAGTCACTGGAGAATGGGGATTCCTAGACATGAACTATTTCCGGTAATTACAAAATAAATGGCAGTAGATTTACAGAAGTTGGCCTTAAAAAGGCTGTTAACAACTCAAAGTCCTGATTTCTATAATAAGCTAGTGAATAAGTATTTCACTGGTAATAATCTTATTTTATTCAGGAAAATTAACTCTTTCTATACAAAACAACTTAGAATTCCTTCCCTACAGGAGTTTTATGAAATACAGAAACAAGAGTCGGCTAAAGACTACTTGTATCGCGAAATTATGTCTACAGCTCTCGAAGGAGAAAATAATGTAGACTCTAATTTTATTGCTGCACAGCTACAAGACTACTATATTCGAGAAGAAACTATTTCTTTTATTGATAAGTTCATTGATGATCTAGATAATCTTGAACAAACTGAAATTATTGATAAACTACAAGAACACGTACTATCTGTTCAAAAATTTATTCCTGAAGGCGAAGAGTTATTTGATGTGGCAACTATTGAAACAGTTCCCACAGAAGAAAACTTTGTTATGTATCCAAGTGGATTAAGTTCAGAATTTGATGCTGCAAACGGCGGTTTTGGCCTACAAGAACTTATTCTATTTGGTGGAAGAAGAGGATCAGGTAAGTCAATTATTACTCTAAACATGGCTCTGAATAACTTTTTACTAGGTAATTCAGTTATGTTTATGAGTATTGAGATGCGATATGTAGAAGTATACTATCGACTTATGAGTATGATTAGTCGAGTACCTTTTAGCAACTTTATGCTTAACAAACTTTCAACAGAAGAAAAACTAGCTGTAGCAAAAGCTAAGCTAGATACTTTTTATAAACCTGGAGAAGAAGCAGACGCTCTTTATTCTAAGCTATTAAAAAGTGGTAGTTTTGTAGAGTTTGATAGAGAGCTAAAGCAAAACGCTGTGCCTTTTAAAGAGCATAGATTTCATATTATTGACGATGTTCAACTAAGTTTAGCACGTATTGATCATTATCTAAATATGATGAGTACTAAGTATGATGTTAAAATGTGTGTTGTTGATTATCTTAATATTGTTAAGGTAGAAGATCGAATGGATTGGAAATCTCAAATCGGTATTTCAGATTCTCTAAAAACTCTAGCTCGCAAGTATAAAGTTATTATGTTATCACCTTACCAGATTGATGCCTCTGGTGAGGCTCGTTTTGCTAAAGGTGTGCTAGACTCTGCCGATAAGAGTTTTAGATTTATGCCTAGTGACTTAAACGAAGATCCAAATGCTTTACCTTTTGAAACAGCTAAAATTCGTAATGGTAAAGCAATGAAATTCAATGTACATATGGATTGGAATTGTTTACGCATTGACTCAAACAAATCTAAAGCTATTAGTGGTCGTATTCTTAACAAATATGGTGACGATGAAAAAGAACAGGGGAGGGATCTTGGTTAATGCATGATCTCTTTTCTATTCTTAATAAAAAACAAATTGAGTATACAGTAAATCCTAATAAGAAAAATGAAATACTAATCAAGTGTGTTAGTGGATTGCATGAAGATGCAAATCCTAGTATGCGATTTGACTTAGATAAAAATGTATTTCATTGCTTCTCTTGTGGCTTTGGTGGTTCATATAAAAAACTGTTAAAAGCTATACATGAAGATGAATCTATTGAGATTGAAACTAAGCAGACATATAAGATAAAAAAGCTAAAAGACAAATTACACAATAAATATTTTAAGCTTGATATTGAAATTCCTGGAGATGCTATTAACTTTAATTTTGATTTTAAAGGAGTTGATAGTAGTACTATAAAAGAGTTTGAAGCTTTTACAACCTCTCAACACGGATTAGCTGATTATATATGCTTTCCAGTTTATCAATCTGGGAAGATACGTTTTATTGAAGGACGCTATAAGCTTCTTAATGTTAAAACTAATAGTCCTAGGTATATGAGAAAACCAGTTAATGCAAAAGTATCTGATCTGCTATTTCCCTTAGATAAAATTAAAAATAAAAGTCATTTAATTCTTGTCGAAGGGTTATTTGATATGTTAAACTTATGGCAACATGGATATAAAAATACTGTATGTATCTTTGGAACAAACAATTTTAAACAAGAAAAAGCAAAAATTATAGATGATGCAGGATGTAAGCACGCTATCATATTTATGGATAACGACGTAAGTGGAAGAAAAGCTGCAGAAGCCATCCAATCGTTGTTGGAAGTAAAAGATATTGAAACGGAAATAATATATCCGCCTGAAGGCAGAGATCCTGGAGATATGACTAAAGAAGAATTAATGATGTTATTTGGAGAAGAATATGACACTTAAACTAGCCTATGTACTAAGCTCACCTATAAAACAGGATACCCCTGTAAAACTACGATCTTTCTCTAAAGGGCTAGATTTTGATGTTTTTTACTTATCTTCAGAGCCAAAAGAAAAGATTCTAAAGAAAGATGTCACTCTAGACCTTAACGTTCTAGATGGTTACGATATTATTAGCCCTGTTGGTGCAGAGTCTCTAAAGTACACCTGCGGTCTTACAGGTATTCTAAAGTATGCTGGTCAAGTAGTTAATGATAAGTATATTCCTATCATTGATCCAAATATGCTTTCTATTAAACCACAGTATAAAGTCGAACTTCAAAAGAGTTTTGATAAGATAAAAAGTATTGTAGCAGGTGAAGCTTCTATTAAATATGAAAAAGACTATGCATATATTGACACTGCAGAAGATTTTCTTCCTTATCTAGAACAGTTTAAAAAAGCAGACGTTCTTGTATGCGATATTGAGACTACGGCTCTAAGTGCACGTAAAGGCTCAGTTATTGGTGTTGCTTTGTCCTCTCGTCCTCACCAAGGTGTCTTTGTCGCCTGTGATGTAATTGAAGAGTTCTATGATGAAGTAGATGCGTTATTTCGTTCTAAAACCACTGTTCTGCACAATGCAAAGTTCGACGTTCAATTTTTATACAAGCAGCTAAAGTTTGAGTTTCCTCTTTTTGAGGATACTATTCTTATGCACTACTGTCTTGACGAAACTGTAGGCTCTCACGGTCTAAAAGAGCTTGCAATGAAGTTTACAGATTTAGGTGACTATGATAAAGACTTGCATGAGTACAAGAAAGAGTTTTGTCGCAAAAACAAAATTCTACTAGCAGATTTTAACTATGGAATGCTTCCCATTGAAATTCTAGCTCCTTATGCTTGTAAAGATGCTGATGCTACTTTTCAGCTTTATACTAAATTCAAACCTATCATTGATAAAAATAAAAACTTTAAGAATGTATATGAAAATATTCTTAAACCGGCTACTCGTGCATTAATGTATTTAGAAGATACAGGAGGTCCAATTGATCTTTCTGTTCTTGAATCTATTGAATCTGACTTCCGCATTGATATTGAAGAGTGTATGGCTGAAATTTCTATGCACCCAGCTATTAAAATCTTTGAAGATCAGCAGAAAAAAACATTTAACCCTAATAGCACTTATCATCTTCGTGATGTTCTTTTTAATATTATGAAGTTGAAAAGCTCTAAAAAAACTAGCACTGGAGCGCTATCTACAGATGCAGAAGTTCTAGGGGAACTAAACAATCCGTTAGCGGATGCAATTCTTGATCTCCGTAAGAAAGTAAAACTTTCTACTACATATATTAAGAATATTCGTGAAGGTGTAGATGATGATATGCGTCTACGATCATCGTTTAATATTATAGGCACTGCCGCAGGACGACTATCGTCGTCCGGTGTGTTAAACTATCAAAACCTTCCACGAGACAAAGATTCTGGTATTAAAAAGTTCTTTCGCGCAGCTCCTGGTTATAAAATTGTACAAGCAGACCTTGGTACTGCTGAGGTATATGTCGCTGCTGCTTTGGCTAAAGATAAGTTTTTACAACGAGCTTTCGTAGAAGAACTAGACTTCCACTCTTACGTGGCTCATGGCATGTTTAAACTGCCATGTGAGATAGAAGAAGTAAAAGATCTATACCCTGAACAACGTCAAAATGCCAAAGCTATTACTTTTGGTATTCTATACGGAGCTGGACCTTCTAAAATTGCAGAAACTGCAAACGTATCTATGGAAGAAGCTAAGCGTTTTATTAAACTATATTTTAATCAGGCACGCGATCTGAAGATTTGGATTGACTCTAATATTAAATTTATTAAAGACAACCATTTTACCTACAGCGAATTTGGTCGCAAACGTCGTCTCCCTGAAGCGGGAGCTGATTCTAAAGGTGTAGCTGCTCATGCAGAACGTTCAGGTCTTAATTTTTTAATTCAATCTGTTGCTTCTGATATTAACCTACTAGGTATTATTGATACTGTTGATTGGGTACAGCAAAATAATCTACAAGACTCTGTAAGAATATTTGCAACAGTTCATGACTCTACAGTTGCTGAAGTACGTGAAGACATGCTAGACGCCTATGTTAATACTCTGCGATCAAATCTTCAAAGAGATCGTGGAGTATTTATTCCTGGTAAACCTATTAAAGTTGATATTGAGGTAGGACCTAGCTGGGGAGAGTTGAAAGGCTATACATGATTTATGTAAACGGATTATACAGAAGTGGGTCTACTGTTATCTATAACATTGTTCGACAGCTAATAGTAGAAGGATTAGTAAAAGATAATGTAGTAAAACATCATGAACACTGGTTAGGAATACCTATATTTCACTCTGACTTAAACATTTATTCTTATAGAGATATAAGAAACTGTACAGCCTCTTTTATGCGAAAACGGGGCTGGACAGAGCATAACTTCCAACATCCGTCAATTAGAACTAAAACAGCTAAAGAGTTTATGTGTTTTCTAGTTAGGACTGATAGAGCTGTTAAAAATAGAGTGGAAAAGGAACATCTTTCTATATATGAATTACGCTATGAAGAAGATATTATAAATATAGAACTAGGTATTAAAAAAATACTAAGTTCTCTTAACCTACTACTTCCTAAAGATGTTGTAGATATATTAATAGAATGTCATAACATTCATGCAGTTAAAAAATTTGTAGATACTCTTACTGTACGAGAGGATCGTAGAACTCATTTTCATCCCAATCATATTAGTTTAGACAAAACAGATTATAAAAACTGGTTAAGTGAAGAGAGTTGGAATGACCCAGATATATTATCTTGGTTAGAAGAGAGAGGCTATGACTAGTTGCTGTGCAAATACTATAATTGAAAGTACTCAACATGTTATCTATGTTGAAGACGCTCGTTATGTAGTTAAGCTAGTATACTGTAAGAACTGTAAAAGTTTAAAAGCAACCTCTAGTATTAGACATGAGAAGTAAGTTTTACGGTATTCAATTTCCTATTTTTACTACAAAAAAGACTCCCCAAAGTGAAGTCTATAAACAGAATAAAATTTTTGTAGTGCCTAGCAGTGGTAAAGAAGATAACTTAATACTAGTAGATGATTTATCTATAAATGCTACGTATCCTCGTAGATTAGAAATTATGAGGCTAGGGCCTTATAAAGTAATAGACTATGATTTTACATGTACTAATTTAAGTGCTTTATTACTTAGTAGATCTAGATGGGGCTATGACAGTGCCAATAAAATTCACTACTTTGACAGCGCTTACAAAGAATTTAGATTGAGCTATAGAAAAGTTATAAAGATACGAAAAAACGCTTTTTGGCTAGAAGGAATAAGTCACCCATTCGAGCTACCAGAGTTTTTAATTGATTTTCAAGATTTAAAAAACTTATGGGTAGGAGTGGTATACGTAGATTTTTGTTGGCATATTTATGACTTTAGCCCTTTCTATAAACGAAAGGATAGAATTAAACTATGAATAACAAAAAATTCTCTCTAAAAAACGCTAAGATCTCGGATAAAATTTATTTTTCGGCAGAAGATTTGTACAAAGACGCTGACGATATATTCTATGAGTTTTTTAATTATAAAATCGGAGAAGAGTTTGCTTCAACATGGTCTCAGAATGAAGAGACTAAAGAAATCTCTGTGCCTTCAGGTGCCTTTTATAAAATAGAGTTCGAAAACATAAACGATCAAAGACCTCTTTTTGATAGAAGAAACTGGTCTTTTAATGGCACTCTTAAGTCAGAACAACAACAAGTAGCTGATAAAATATTTCAAAACGGTAGACTATATAACGGACTTATTAAAGCTCCTTGCGGGTGGGGTAAGACTTTTTTAGGCTGCTATTTAATTGCTAATAATGCAAAACCTACTGTAATTGTAGTACACACTAAATTACTAGCTTATCAATGGTATGACGCACTGAAAGTCTTAATTCCAGATGTTCCTATTGGTTTTATCGGAGATGGGCGTTTAGAACCTCAAGACATTACAGTAGCTATTTATAAAACTCTTATTAATCATCTTGAACCTCTTCAGCGTAGGTACGAAGTTGTTATTGTAGATGAGGCGCATCTCTGTCCAGCAGAAATGTTTAGCCAAGTAGTAAACGGACTAAGCGCAAGAACTAAAATAGCACTCAGTGCAACTCCAACTAGAAAAGACGGAATGCACATTGTTTTATCAGATTACTTCGGGCCTAATAGAATTACAGCAGTTGATAAAGCACGTCTTACACCTGCAGTAGAAGTTATACGTACTGATATAAATTTTAGAATCAGGCATCCAGCTAGAGATTGGGCATTAGGACTTAATCAATTAGCTCAAAACGAAGAGTATATTAATCTTATATGTGATACAGCTAGACGTAAAATAGCACAAGGACGTTGTTTGCTAATTATATCTGAGCGTATTGACATGCTTAAGAGAATCAATGCAAAACTAGAACGCTCTGAAATGTTAGTAGGAGCTACAAAAAATGCAGATAGAGAACGTATTCTTGCAGGAGCAGGAAAAACTGTAGATGCAATTCTTTCAACTAAAATATTTGATGAAGGTATTTCTTGTCATAGACTTGATACAATCTTATTTACATGCCCACAAAATAACTATGCTAAACTAGAACAACGTATAGGTAGAATTGTACGAGAGCATGAAGAAAAACGTTTTCCTCTTATAGTTGATTTTTGGCTTAAAGGTTCTATAGTAAAAAATATGCAAGAAAAAAGGTTGCAATGGTACAAACAGCAACAATTTCATATAAATCCATTTTAAAGTTGACAGTTCGTACTCCTAATGCGTATAATATTAAATATACTAGAGATACAAAAAGCAGCAAAAAGTATGCCAGATGCAGAAGTGCTTCTTACTTTTGCTCTCGCTGCAGGAAAAGATCGTGTTATCTCTACAGATTTTGAAGTGTTAAGAAGAAAACTTCATATATCTTACATACCTGAATTCTTATTCACTAAGGGCTATCTACAAAGATACCCTAATAAAATCGTATCTAGATTTGAAATAGTAGAACCACAATGTTATATGACAAGCCCTGGATGGCTTCACTATAATATATCTTCTAAAATTAAGAGCGATTATTTGCACATCCTAGGTCAGCGTAGTATGCACTCAAGCTTAAACTATTTTCCTGAGCACTATGTAGATGAGCGTTACTGGAAAAATCCATTAATAACTCATGCTGATCGGATGATAAAACTTACATTGGAGAAATAAAATGGCACTTGAATGGACTAATCTTAAAGTACAACCTGCGGGAAATACCAACGGTAATCGTAATATTGAGCGTATTAAGCTCGGAGATGGCGAAAATAGACTTCGCCTAATTGGCAATGTTATGCCTCGTTATGTGTATTGGCTAACAAATAATGAAGGTAAACGCACTCCTGTTGAGTGCTTGAGTTTTGTTCGTGAGAATGAAACTTTTAAAGATACAGCTGGAATTGATCCTGTTAGAGAAATTGATCCCGCTATCTACTCAGAGAAGCCTGTTTTCTCTTATGTTTGTAATGCGATTGATCGCAAAGACGGACAGATTAAACTATTTGATTTAAAACCAACTATTTATCGTCAAATTCTTGATTATGCAATGAATCCTGAATATGGAAATCCTTCTGATTATGAAGAGGGGTATGATATTACTATTAAGAAAGAAAAAACAGGACCTCAAGTAATGAATGTTAAGTATACTTGCATTCCTTCTCGTCATACTGTCCCGTTGACAGAAGCTGAACGTCAACTTGAATTATTTGATCTTGAAAAGATCTTTAAGCGTCCTTCTTACGAAGAACAAAAAGAGTTTCTGCTTCGTAACACTTCCTACTTTTCTGAAACAGTTGTAGGGGATCTACGAGTAGATGATGATGAAACTATGGACGATATTTAATGACTAAGAAAAAACTATCTGATTATGCAGGTGGTTCTAATGTGGAGGCGAAAGCCTCCACAGAAGTTTCTACGCCTGAACCTGTAAAAATGTCAGCACCTTCTTTAGAAGAGTCAGAAGCTACTAAGGACGTAGTTGCTCTTGGCACAAGAAAAACACTAACAGGCCCTATTAACTCAGTAAGTATTCCTCCTGATGGAAAAGCCTTTTTCAACCAGGTAGGACCTAATCAAGTAAAACTTGATGGTGAAGCACTTAAAAAAATGAATGTATTTTTTGCTACTCCTTGTTATGGTGGCATGATTACAGATCAGTACTTTTTAAGCATGTTCAAGCTATCACAAGCACTAATTCAGAATGGTATCAATTTTCGTATTACAACCTTACGAAATGAAAGTTTAATTCCTCGTGCCAGAAATATCTTAACAGCTATGTTCATGGACGATCCTAATTCAACTCACTTAATGTTTATTGATGCTGATATTGAATTTGAACCAGATTCAGTTCTTCGTATGTTAGCAATGAATAAAAATGTTGTTGCTGCTGCGTATCCTAAAAAGACTGTTGATTGGAACGGCGTTGCTCGTGCTGTAGAACGTAAAGAATCAGAACCCGCTCCTTTTGGCGCTGAATATGCAATTAATTTAAAATTTGCAGATAAAGAAACTAAACGTGTTAACTCTCAAGATGGTGCAGTAGAAGTTCTAGACGCCTCTACTGGCTTCTTTATGATTAAAAAAGAAGTAGTGAAAACTATGTTTGAGGCTTATCCAGATCTTCACTACAGAAATGACAGTTCAATTGATCCTCGATTTAATAAGTACTGCTATTCTCTATTTGATACTATTCATGATCCTAGAGATAATAGATACTTATCTGAAGACTATACTTTCTGTCGCCGTTGGCAAGCGCTAGGCGGTAAAATTTGGGTAGACCCAAATACTAAACTTAACCATGTAGGTGCGTTCACCTTCCAAGGTAACTTAAATAAGATTTTCAACTATGGCCCTTAAGATTTTATCAAGTGCAGATTGGCACATTCTTCTTAGAAAAAAGAAAGTGCCTTATGAATGGCAAGAAAACAGATTCAAGCTCATGTTTCAAAAACTACGTGAGCTTGAGTACTCTTGTGATATTCATATTATTGCAGGAGATATTTTCGATAAAAAACCAGAACCTGATGAAATATGTTTGTTTTTAAGTTATATTAATACAGTTACCATACCTACCTATATTATTCCAGGCAATCATGAAGCCACTAAAAAAGGTGAAAGCTTTTTTGAGTATTTTAATCAAGATAATGCAATAACTAATAAAAATGTACATATATTTACTAAAAATGGAAGAACTGAGATCTATAATCAAGGAATTCAGTTCTTTCCTTATGGAGAAATGCAGATAGGTAATATACCAAAGTATGTACCCGGAGATATTTTAGTAACTCATATCAGAGGTGAGGTACCACCTCATGTAACTGCTGAGTTTGATTTTGAGCAGATTAGACAGTGGCCTTTAACACTTTTGGGTGATTTACATTTTAGACATAAGTACAAAGATTATAATATATATTATCCAGGATCTCCATTAAATACTCATTTTGATAGAGACTCTAAACGTAAATATGGTGTAGATATTTTTACACTTATAGACTCTAGTAATTATACAATTGAATTTGTAGATTTAGAATTACCAAAACTAATTAGAAAAACTGTTAGTAAGCAATCAGATATTTTACCACATAGCTATGATCATATTATATATGAAATAACTGGCTCTATTGATGAAGTTTCTAAAATAGAAAACTCAGAGCTAATAGATAAAAGAATTGCTATACAACCTAGTGAAGACTCTAAGTTAGATCTTAGAAATAAAAGTCTAGTAGAAGAGCTTGAAGAATATTTAAACTATATTAAAGTAGAAAATAAACAAGCTGTAATAGACGAGTTTAAAAATACAGGAATTAAATAAAAAAATGCCTATAATTTTAAAAAATCTAAAGTTTAGCAATATGTATAGCTATGGAAAAGGCATTTCTATTGACTTGAATAAAGAAAAAATTACACAACTATCTGCTCCTAATGGTAGTGGGAAAAGCTCTATTGCTTTAATTCTTCAAGAGATTCTATTTAATAAGAATATTAAAGGAATTAAAAAAGGTGATATTCTTAACAAGTATTCTACAGAAAAAAACTGGGAGGCGACTCTTCATTTTTCTGTAGATGAAGATGATTATGTATTAGATGTAAAACGTTTTGGCGCTCAAACTAAAGTAGAACTTTTTCAGAACGGATTTGATATATCAGAGCATAAAGTATTAGATACCTATAAAAAGCTACACGATATATTAGGTATGACCTTTGAAGTATTTTCTCAACTTACCTATCAAAGCTCTACTGATCTATTAGACTTTCTAAAAGCTACTGATGCTAATAGAAAAAAATTTTTAATCAACCTATTTGGTTTTGAAAAATATCTTGAAATAGGAGATAGGATAAAGCTTTTAGGAGCAGAGCAAGATAGAGAGCTTGTGTCTCTTCGCGGGGAGCTTAAAACTGTTGAAAACTATTTAAACTCTTTAGCTATAAGTGAAAAAAGAGAATTAGTAGAAGTTCCAAGTGTAGATGAAGAATTAGAAGAGCAGATTATTGCATTAGCTGCTGCAATTGAAAATGTAGAAAAAGACGCAAAAAGAATTGATAGAAACAATCTAAATATAAAAGAGCGTGAAGCTATTAAGTTTGATGTTTCTATACTTAAACCAGAAGATCCTAACTTAGATGAAGATATTCAAAAAGCTAGAGATAGCGCAAATCAAGCTAAAAGAGCAGTAGAAGATACTAAGAAAAAACTAGAACATCTTGATTTAAGTGATATTTGCTATGCTTGTCATCAACCTTTAGATAACTCTCAATCGCTTGCGCAAAAAAATAGATTTGAAGAAGAGATTGATAACCAAACTAAAATATATAAACTCAATAAGCAATTACATACTGATTTAAGTATGAAAAAAGATGAATATATATCTGCATTAAAAATCTATGAACAAAATCAAAAATCTATAGAAAAGTTTGAATCTCTATCTAACTTAATAGATCTTTCGCTGCCTACTGAAATTCCTGATAAAACAGAACTATCTAAAAAAGAAGCTAATCTCAAATCAACTTTGCGAAATCAAAAATTAGAAAAAAATAATGCAGAGAAAATAAACGAAGAAGTACGTCTCCATAATACTAGAATAGATCTTTTAGGAGAGGAAAAAGAAAAATTTTTATCTAGACAAGAAGTATTAACTAGTGATATAGTTAAAGTTCAAGATAAATCTAACAACATCCAAATTCTTAAAAAAGCATTCTCTGCTTCGGGTATTGTTGCTTTTAAGTTGGAAAATGTAGCCAAAGATTTAGAACAAACTATAAATAGATATTTAGCTGTTCTTTCTGATGGTCAATTTTCTGTTAGATTTAGACTAGCCGGTGAAAAACTCAATGTTGTTGTGATCAATAATGGTCAAGAAGTAACTATAGAGTCTTTATCTGGTGGAGAATTTAGCCGAGTTCAAACTAGTGTTCTTTTAGCTGTTAGATCTACCTTATCAAAAATTGGTGGCAACAGCCTAAATCTTCTATTTTTAGATGAAATTACAGGCGTCTTAGACGAGTCTGGAAAAGAAAAGCTATTTGAAGTACTTTCTGAAGAAGAAGGATTAAATGTGTTCTTAATTAGTCATGATTATAGCCATCCATTAATTCCTAAAATTGAAATTGTAAAAAAGAATAATATTAGTATGATACTCTAAAGAGGAGAAAAATGATTCTAGTAACTAAAAGAGACGGACGTAAAGAGCCATTAGACATTGAAAAACTACATAAAGTAGTTTTTTTCGCTTGTGAGGGTATTGCAGGAGTTAGTGCCAGTGAAGTAGAGATACATAGTCAGGTACAATTTTTTGATGGGATTACCTCAAGTGAAATTCAAGAGACTTTAATTAAATCTGCAGCTGATTTAATCTCTGAAGAAAATCCAAATTACCAGTTTGTAGCTGGTAGATTAATTAACTATCATTTACGTAAACAAGTATACGGACGATACGAACCTTATGAGCTACTAGATATTGTAGAGGCAAATGCTAAAAGAGGCTTCTACGATAAAAGTATTCTAGAGGTGTATTCTAAAAAAGAGTTTGCTACTCTAAATAAATATATTAAACATCAAAGAGATGAAAAATTAACTTATGTAGCTATGGAGCAATTCAGAGGTAAATATCTAGTACAAAATAGAGTAACAGGTGAAATATTTGAAACTCCTCAAATAGCTTATATGTTAATTGCAATGACATTATTTCAGTCTTATCCTGTAGATACTAGATTGAAATGGGTAAAGGAATATTACGATGCTATTAGTCAGCATGATATTAGCCTTCCTACTCCTGTTATGGCCGGTGTTAGGACTCCTCAGAGACAGTTCTCTAGTTGCGTTCTTATCGAGACTGATGACAGCCTTGATTCCATTAATGCTACTACTAGTAGTGTGGTCAAATATGTCTCTCAAAAGGCTGGAATTGGAATTGGAGCAGGTAGGATTAGAGCATTGGGCTCCCCTATTCGCAAAGGTGATGCTTATCACACCGGAGTAATTCCGTTCTATAAAATGTTTCAAGCCGCTACTCGATCTTGTTCTCAAGGAGGAGTGCGTAACGGAGCAGCAACCTTATATTATCCTATCTGGCACTTAGAAGTAGAAGATCTATTAGTACTAAAAAACAATAAAGGCACGGAAGATAATCGTGTACGACATATGGACTATGGCGTACAATTTAATAAGTTAATGTACGAAAGATTAATTACTGGAGGAAACATTACTCTTTTCTCTCCTTCCGACGTACCAGGTTTGTATGAGTCATTTTTTAATAATCAAGACACTTTTAAACTACTCTATGAAGCAGCAGAGCGTAATCCCGCAATTCGTAAAAAAAGCTTAAAAGCTATTGATCTTTTTACCTCTTTTATGGAAGAGCGTAAAAATACTGGGCGTATATACTTACAAAACGTAGATCACGCTAATACTCATTCAAGCTTTGATGAAAAAGTAGCTCCTATTCATCAGTCTAATTTGTGTGCTGAAATTGATTTACCTACAAAACCTTTGAGTAGTTTTGAAGATGAAAGTGGGGAGATAGCTCTTTGTACTTTAAGCGCTATTAACTGGGGTAATATTAAAAGCCCCGCAGAATTTGAACGTCCTTGTGAGCTTGCAATTCGTGGGTTAGATGCGTTATTAAGCTATCAAGATTACCCTATTAAAGCTGCACGCCGTGCAACCGATCTTCGTCGGCCCCTTGGAGTAGGCATTATTAACTTTGCCTACTGGCTTGCAAAGAATGGTTCAAGTTATCAAGAACCTAATCTTGCGTTAATTGATGAGTGGGCAGAAGCTTGGAGTTATTATTTAATTAAAGCTTCTAATACATTAGCTAAAGAACAAGGTGCCTGCCCTGGATCTATGGAAACTAAGTATGGCAAAGGAATTACTCCTAACCAAACTTATAAGCGTGAAGTAGATGAATTAGTACCTCATGTAGAACGTATGGACTGGGAAAGCTTACGTGCTGATTTAGCACTACACGGTATTAGAAACTCTACAGTTATGGCGTTAATGCCCGCTGAAACGAGTGCTCAAATATCAAATAGTACAAACGGAATTGAACCTCCACGTAGTTTTGTAAGCGTAAAACAATCAAAACATGGTGTTTTAAAACAAGTAGTGCCTGGTATTCATAAGCTAAAATCTAAATATGACCTTCTATGGGATCAACGATCTCCAGAAGGATATATTAAAATTGTATCTGTATTACAAAAATATATTGACCAAGGTATTAGCGTAAACACTTCATATAATCCACAATATTTTCCTGATGAAAAAATACCAATGAGTACTATGCTACAACATCTTCTAATGTTCTATAAGTATGGTGGTAAACAGCTTTACTATTTTAATACTTATGACGGACAAGGTGAAGTAGACTTAAACAAACTAAATGAAGAACCATTAGCACTAGAAGAAATTGACGACGCAAACTGTGAAAGCTGTGTTATTTAAAGGATAAAATTATGTCAGTACTAAGCACAAAAAATAATGATCACACTCAAGCTCTTATGTTTCTAGATCCCTCTGGGGATCTAGGAATGCAACGTTATGATACTATGAAATATAGGTCTTTCGATAAACTAACAGATAAGCAATTAGGATTCTTTTGGAGACCTGAAGAAGTAGATGTACTACGAGATGCTAAAGATTTTAAAGAACTTACAGAGTCTGAGCAACATATATTTACATCTAACTTAAAGCGTCAAATTCTACTAGACTCTGTACAAGGTCGATCTCCCAATCTTGCACTACTTCCTATTGTAACTATTCCTGAACTTGAAACTTGGATTGAAACTTGGGCTTTTTCTGAAACTATTCACTCTCGTTCGTACACTCACATTATTCGTAACGTATACTCAAACCCCTCTAAAGTGTTTGATGAAATGTTAGATATTCAAGAAATTGTTGACTGTGCTGACGATATTACTAAGAACTATGACGAACTTATCACTTTAAGCCAGTGGTATCAGCTCTTAGGAGAAGGTAAGCATGTAATAAGAACTCTAAAAGGAAAAACCTCTGGTGGAGAAATATGGCAATCACAAGAAGTAGCTGTAAACCTATACGAGCTTAAAAAACTACTTTATCTTTGTTTAGTGAGTGTTAATATTTTAGAAGGTGTTCGCTTCTACGTTAGCTTTGCTTGTAGTTGGGCATTTGCAGAGCTTAAGAAAATGGAAGGTAATGCTAAGATTATTAAGTTCATTGCTCGTGATGAAAATCTTCATCTTGCGTCTACTCAACAAATTCTTAAACTGCTGCCTAAAGATGATCCTGACTATGTGCAGATCATAAGTGAATGTGAAGAGCAGGTTAAAGCTATGTTTATGGATGCTATCACACAAGAAAAACAGTGGGCTGAATATTTATTTAAAGATGGCTCTATGATTGGTTTAAATGCTCAATTATTAAAAGAGTATGTAGATTGGATTGCTCACAAACGCATGACTTCAGTCGGTATTAAACCTTCATTTTCTGTACCGAGAGCTAACCCACTTCCTTGGACTCAAAAATGGATTTCAGGAGCAGAGGTACAAGTTGCACCTCAAGAAACTGAAATTTCTTCTTATGTCATTGGTGGAACTAAGCAGGATGTAAACGATAAAACATTTGAGGGTTTTAGCCTCTAAGCTATGCAAATTTTGCATATCGGGTTTGCCGTTTTAACAATTGTTATTTTCTCCTTGTTATGTTATTATAATAATGTAGATAAACAAACAAGGAGAAATATAATGAAA